CTTCTGATTTTTATATTGAAGATGGAAAATATGTCTTCACAAAAGAGTTTCATTTAAAACGAGGTTATTGTTGCGGGAATGGTTGTAGAGAGTGTGCATATTATCCCCTTCACAAAAAAGGGAACACGAATATATTTATAGACAATGGCTAATGGAAAAACATATGGAATAACATTCCCCTTTACCGATTCGTTCAATGGACAATATTTGGATTTAACTGATTATGCCAAAGAAGAAGTAAGAACCGATTTAGTTCATTTGTTGTTAACAAGAAAAGGGTCAAGATATTATTTACCCGATTTTGGGACAAGACTAATGGAATTTATATTTGACCCATTGGATGGTCCTACATTCTCGGCCATTGAGGCGGAGATTAGAGATAGTGTTTCTAAATACATTCCAAACCTACAAATCACAACAATTAGTATTACCGATGCCACACAAGAAGAATCTACTCAAACTGTGACAACCGCTGGTAATGTTATAAATCAGGGATTAATAATCCCAAATCAAGGAGTGGTAGAATATACCGCAAAAGTTAGAGTTGATTTCACAGTAACCAACGACGCATTTGGAACTCAAGATTTTGTAATAATCAATATTTAATTTATATGGCAAATCAACAGATATCGTATACTGCAAGGGACTTTCAGGGTATAAGACAAGAATTAATAAACTATGTTAAACAGTACTACCCCGATTTAATCAACAACTTTAATGATGCCTCAGTATTTTCGGTATTGATGGATTTGAATGCTGCGGTTGCTGACAACTTACACTTTCACATTGATAGAAGTATCCAAGAGACGGTTCTTCAATATGCTCAACAACGTTCATCAGTTTACAACATTGCAAGAACTTACGGATTAAAAATACCTGGTCAAAGACCATCAGTTGCTTTGACTGACTTTTCAATTACCGTTCCTGCGTTTGGTGATAAAGAAGATGAAAGATACTTGGGGGTATTAAGAAAAGGTTCACAAGTGTTTGGTGCGGGTCAAGTATTTGAAAACGTAAATGATATTGATTTTGCTTCACCATTTAATTCTGAAGGATTTCCAAACAGATTAAAGATTCCAAACTTTGATGCCAACAACAACCTTATTAACTATACCATTGTTAAGAGAGAAATAGTTGTAAACGGTGTGACAAAGGTATTCAAGAGAGTTATTACACCAAATGATGTTAGACCTTTCTTTGAATTTTTCTTACCTGAGAAGAATGTATTGGGAGTTACTGCAATTATTGAAAGACAAGGAACAAATTATTCAAACGTTCCATCGGCACCTGAATTTTTGAATCCCATTGGTAAATGGTACGAAGTTGATTCACTTGCCGATGATAGAGTGTTTATTGCCGATATCACAAAGAGGTCCGACCAACCCGGTGTTAAAGTTGGAAAATACATCCAAACACAACAAAGGTTTGTTACTGAATATACTTCAGAAGGATTTATGAAATTAACCTTTGGTGGTGGAACAAATACCGCTGAAGACCAATTAAGACAGTTTACTGCATTGGGGGTTCCAATGAACTTGGCTAAATACCAAAACAATTTTGCGTTAGGTTCAACACCACAACCAAATACCACATTGTTCATTCAATATAGAGTAGGTGGTGGATTGGGAACTAACTTAGGTATCAATACAATCAATACGGTTGGAACAGTTAATTTCTTTGTAAACGGACCAAACGAAACAACTAACACCCAAGTTATTAACTCATTAAGATGTAATAACGTAACTGCTGCAATTGGTGGGGCAGGTTATCCAACAACTGATGAAGTAAGAAACTTTGTGACTTATAACTTCGCATCCCAAAACAGAGCGGTTACAGTTGCCGATTACCAAGCCCTTATACAGAAGATGCCTTCTGAGTTTGGTGCACCTGCAAAAGTTTCAATTATTGAGAACGATAACAAAATTAATGTTCAGATTCTTTCTTATGATACTAATGGTTCATTGACCGAGATTGTTTCAAATACATTGAAACAGAACATTGCTGAGTATCTATCAAACTATAGAATGTTAAATGATTATATTGCTGTTCAAGTTGCCAATGTAATTGATTTAGGTATTGAAATTGAAGCTGTGTTAGACAACACTCAGAATCAGGGTGTGGTTATAGCAAACATTATTGATAGAGTTAGTTTATTGTTTAATCCATTGGATAGAGGTTTAGGTGAGAATGTTTACATTGCCAACATTAATAGAGCAATCCAAAGTGAAAATGGTGTTATCAACGTTGGTAACATTAGATTCTACAATAAAGTTGGTGGACAGTATAGTTCGTCTCAAACATCTCAAACATATGCTAATAATGAGACAAGAGAAATTCAACCAATTGATGGTATTTTATTCGCTCAACCAAGTCAAATTTACCAAGTTAGATTCCCTGAAAAAGATATTGTTGTGTTAGTTAAGAACTATACATCAACAACTATTTCCTGATGATTTATTTTTTTCAGTTTACGTCTATTTTTTCTAAAATAGACCAACAACTATTTATCAGGTAACCCATGAACAAAAATTATAGATTACGAACACAAGTCGGAGTCGACCGAGAAATACAAGTACAATTAGACCAAGATTGGGAATCAATTGAAATTCTTTCACTTAAAATCCTCCAATCGGAAATATACACAAGAATGTGTTCCGACTATGGTGTGGTTGCTGGTCGTGTAGTTGCAAATGGGGGTTATGGGGTTCCAAACGTTAGAGTTTCAGTATTTGTTCCAATCTCAGAGATAGATGAGTTGGACCCGGTGATATCAACACTTTATCCGTATAAACAATACGGTGATAAGAATGAGGATGGTTATAGATATAATTTATTACCTTACGAGGCTAGCCATGGTGGTCATTCACCAACAGGAACATTTCCTTCTTTAGAAGATGTTCTAACAAATCAAACTGTATTAGAAGTTTACGAAAAATATTACAAGTACACAGTAAAAACAAATGAGTCGGGTGACTATATGATTTTTGGTGCTCCGTTGGGAAACCAAACTATCGTAATGGACATGGACTTATCTGATATTGGTCCTTTCTCGTTGAGTCCACAAGATTTAATTAGAATGGGTAGAGCGACAACTGACCAAATAAGTGGTACTAAATTTAAAACATCTAGCGATTTGGAAGACCTACCACAGATTGTTTCTTACAATGAAAACATAAGTGTAAGTCCGTTTTGGGGAGATGAATCCATTTGTCAGATTAGAATTGAAAGAGTTGATTTTGACTTGAGACAATTAGGTATTGAAATCACACCAACATCAACATTTATGGGTTCTCTAATCTCAGGAGATGATGAAGACCCATTAAAACAAAATTGTAGACCAAGTTTAGATGGTGGTGATTTATGTAGTTTAGTAACAGGTCCGGGTCAAATCATTGCGATTAGACAAACACCGATATTAGATGAATATGACCGACCTTTTCTTGAACAGTACCGATTAGATAACGATGGTAATGTTATTGATGAAAACGGTGTTTGGATGTTGGAAGTACCAATGAACTTGGATTACTTGGTTACAAATGAATTTGGAGAACAAATTATAAGCCCTGACCCAACAATTGGGATACCAACATCGGGTAAATACAGATTCAAAATTAAGTGGAAACAATCTAATGAATTGGGTGGAGATGTTAGACGAGGATATTTCTTAGTTCCAAACGTAAGAGAACATGGATGGACAGTATCTACTACGGACCCGTTAATTAATTTACCAAGTACGGACCCAAATTACATAAGTGCTAAAGCAAGTTATTATTTTGGTGTTGATTGGACAGGATATACAACGGGTACAACCGTAACTATAGACCAAAGAATAACCGATGCAATAAATTGCGTAGACACGTTTTACAAGTTTGAATATAATAAAGTCTACACAACAGCACAACACATCGACCAATTCTCAAGAGGAATTATTAGGTCAAGATTTTTAGGAATCAAAGACATTACCGACAGTAGTTGTACGACTGAGAACAACAAATTTCCAACTACAGATGCGGTTATGAGTAGTGACATAGTCTATTTCTTAGTGTCAGTCTTATTGTCAATTTTGTTCATCCCATTATTAAGTGTGGTGTATGCTGCTCATATATTGGCATTAATATTTCCGATAGTTAAATTTTTAATAGCTTTTGTATTTGGAACATTGGCGGGAATATTAAATTTAATAATTTCGTTTATTAACGTATTTGGGGCTGACCTTGGTTATTTGTCACCTTCAGATGTGTTTAACAGTATTTTGGGTATTGACAATCCATTTGTAAGTATACCACTTCCTATGTTGTCTTATCCTGATTGTAATGCGTGTTCTTGTGAAACTGAAAGTTTAGGTGAAGGTGAGTTAGGTGCCGCTGCCATGAAGGCTTATGAAGAAGATTCACCATCTTGTTCCGCATCGTTCTTTAACTACACAAACTATACAATACAAAATGATGACAGTAAAAAGGCTTTAGCGGGTCTTGGTTCTCCTGATGTATTAGAAAGAGTTTTGAGAAAACGAACACCAATATTTGCTAATGTCACTGCGGTAAACACAATATCAAATGCGGTGGGCGCTTTACCTATATGGGAAAGAGCCAACTTGTTTAATTTAAAATCAAAGTATTTTGATACTGATGTTACAGGTGGTGTTAACAGAATTAAAGTTATTGTTGAACCAACTTTAAACATTGCAAACCCAAATGCATTTCACTATGACAATGTTGTGATTTATTTGGTGGATTCAAATTGTTTAAAGGATTTTACTAAAGGTAAGTTATTAACATTTAATAGTTTATATACAAGTAAAGACCCAAACCCAGTACAACCACAAACAGGAACAACAATTGTTGGTATTACAGGAACGACATCATCAACAAATCAACTCAACGTAACCTATGCCGACCCAACTGGAATTTCAAGACCAAATAAATCTGTGACCTATGCGGTTTCAGCAATAACACCATCGGTAGATACAAGATATAAATTCCCAACAGACTTTGAATATTTTCAAGTTATTACAGGAATGACCGTTTCTCAATTTACTGCGAATACAAATAATAGTTCACCTATAATTTACAATTACACAAAAAGAGTTTTACAATCTAATCAAGGTAATTTTACGTACCAAGATAATTACGATGGGTTTAGTGGTTTGGGTGTTGTTGTTTTAGTTAGAGGTGTTGACCCAAATAGTGGTAAAAATCAAAAAATTAGATACAACCTTTCTCGTATATTTGGATATAATTCATACCTTTCTCAGTTTGATGTTGAAGGTAATTTTTATTTAAACGTTCCAATACAAAGTGGTGCGGCTGCGGTTAGACACAACGAGATTTTACAATCGTCAGGAACAACCGTAAATGGTAAGTTATATTACCCATCTTATTTCTTTACACCAGGAACAAAGTATTCAGGTTATTCAACCAACACACATTCGTTCTATTCTTCTTTGGATTGTACTCAAGTAAATAACTATTCAATAGACCCAAATCAAGTAAATGATACAAGACTATATCCATACTTAGTATCTAATTGTTCACCAACAACATTGGCTTTAGGTACAACCACAGTTGGTACAGGACCCACAAGTAATGGTTTAGTAAAAGCTGCGGGTACTGCAAACGTAGGTGGTTATTATTTCCCACAAGAATATATTGAGGGGGGTTCTTATATCACGACTTCTACAATAACATCATTTCCTGCTAATGTGGTAAATAATTACAAATATTTTGCACCAAAATATAGTTCAGGTCTGACTTTAACAGTTAACAAAACAAACATTGTTATGAGGTCAGATAGATTACCAACAGGTAATATATTAGATGAGTCAGGAAATAATGTATTTGCGTTACAAGCATCAAATACTTTAGCGTTGACGTTCTTTAATGAAAATGGTGTGGGTGGAACATCTTCAACAATTAAATTTGGTACAACAATCCAAGATGGTGATAGAGAGGACTTTGCTAGTGGCGCAACATATGACAAAGTTTTAAAATCATTTACATGTGAAGGTATGGTGACTTTGGATTGTTATAGTGGTACTGGTTTAAACTTTACTGCAGGTAATCCTAATGATAAGTGTAATAAGAATGGATTGATTAAAAAGAAAAAGATAGTAAATGGAGGTTGTTATAGTTTTGTTAATGAGCCAATTGTAACTATTTTCAGTGATTATAGTTCGTTAGTGGAATGGTTTAATAGATTTAGATTAACATTTGCGTTATGTAGAGGTGTGATTGGTCATGCATTTACTAACTCGTGGGTAAACGGAACTTTATATGCATATCCATTTGCTTTGGAAACTACATTTGATTCTAAAAACAAACCTAATAGCACTTATTGTAAACAAACAATATTTTTAGATAACGACACGTTTAATTTTTATTACCGTTCAAGTCCTTACAACGACACGTCAGGTGCTTTTATTGGTAAAGAAATTACAGGTCTAACATTCTCTGTTAAATTCAATGATAAATTAATTCAAACACCAACAACTGTTTTGGATATGGGTCCAAAATATTTTTGGTCAAAAGAAGTTAGTTTTAGTCCAAACTATTATGGATATGTTATAGACCAAGTTCCAGTAACATCATATCAAGATGTGAGTGATTTGAGTCAACTATTTGCCATTTCAAGACTAACAAATAAAAACTTCTTAGGTCTTATTGCAGGTGCTTTTAGTGATACTATAGTTTCTAATTTGTTTAGTAGACCACACCTTAGAGTTGATGGTGACTACGCTCAAATGGTCCAAATCAATTCACAGTTTGGGGCGTTTGGATTTAACACAGAAAATTATTCACAGAAAGTAAATTCAAATGCAAGTGCGATTTTTGTTGGTGAAGACAATAATGGAAGTGCTTTAATGGGTGTTTTCTTTTCATCAGACACTCAAAATAGAGATTATATATCACCAAGAAGAATCCTTAGAAATGAGATGAAAACAATATTGGTTGCCGATGATTTACCGGTAAATACACAACAAGTACCATTCTATTTGTGGCAAATGAAACCTGATTCTACATTTATATTTGGAACCCAATTAAACAATTGGGAAACTAAGGACCATATTGATTACAAAGGTTATCAACAATTAAGAAGAGAATTATCGCCATATTACCAAGGAAGTTCTTTAATAACAAAATTCAATCCTGGTTTTATTTATAATGTAACAAACACATCAACACCAACCACATACGATTATCAACCATTAAACGACACGAATAATAATAATTCATTAACTATGGTGTCGGCTCCTTGGTATTTTTATTTCGGATTAAAGAAAGGTAAAAGTGCTATGGATAAATTTTACACTACTTATATTGATACAATTTAATGGAAAATCTCAACGATAATATTGTAATTAAAAGTAATCAAATTTACAAAGGTGCTCCTGAGGTTGACTATCAGGTTCCTGCGACATTGGAACAAAACACCAAATTGTTAATTGAATCGGATAGAATTGCAACCTTGAGTTTAGCGGAATTATTTGATACTGAAAGACAAGCATCAACTATATTTAGACCTACGTTTAAAGTGGATTTTCTTTATAAAAACAATTATGTTGGAACAACCAACTACACACCATTTTTAAATAGTTTATTTGTTGTTGATGGAAACTTGGCGTTGGAACAAAAATTAAATGGTGTAACGGTAACTTGGTCAGGATTACCACAATATTATGAATATGATTTGAGAAGATTTGATGTTGATAACACACATATTGATTTTAAACCTGAATCGGCATCCACATACAATTGGGATTATTATATAACATATCCATTTAGTTCTGACACCAAATTCAATATGAAATGGTATCAGAATTCTAACGGTAATTTATTATCTAATTTTTTATGTTCAGACGGAATACCCTGTACCTTAACCGGTGTAACATATTTTGGTAGTAACTTTCTACAGTTTAGTTGTCCCGTTAAACACAATCTATTACCTGGTGAATATGTTCAATTCCCGTTCTTATCATATAATGGAAATAGTTATTTCCAAGTAGAAAACTTGGGGGATTTTAATGCGGGTAGTGATGAATACATCTTTAATGTTTTAAATCCTGGTTTTACAGGTAAAACCTTTGAAGATGGGAAAACATATATTATAAAAAGAGTTATTGATATAACTAACACTGCGGACACTACGTCAAGATACTATGTTAGACTTCATAAAGTTATATCAACAACTAATGAGTTAGATTTAGAAACTGCGGGATTTGATAACAATCCGTTTTGGAATGTAAAACAATATGAATTTTCATCATTAACACCAAATAACATTGCTAAAGTTACAAAACTAAGTAATTCGCAATCGTATAGTATTACAAATAAAGTTGATATTAACATCAACGCATTAGTCGATGAAAATCAAAAACCAATTGATAATCTTTATTTGAGTTTTGTTAACAAAGGATACATGGGTTGGTTTTACAATAATGATTATGGATTAAAACGTGGTTGGGAATTTAATATTAATTCACCAACAATATCGCCTTGGTGGAACAAGACAGAACCACTATCAAACGAAACAAGTATTGATAAAACTTATTATTCCAAATTTCAAAATGGGGTTCAATATGATTTTTATTATAATGAAACTTTAAAAACCGGTGATACCGTTTATGGTGATTGGGTAGAATACAATGATTATGAACAATCTGGTAGAACAATATCCCCCTATTACCACAAGTTTACCTTCAATCAAAAAAACTTTACGATAGGTGGAACCACAAATCCAAAAGGGTATTACTATCAAGTTCATCACCCAATGGAGATTAGAACCTATTCAGGGTATGTTGAAGAAGGTGACCCAACAACAATTGGTGGAATACCTTATTATGCCTATTACTCTCCAAATTTAAATTTATACAGATGGAGAGATTTATATACTTATGGATATGTTGATGCAAGCGGAAACGGAGTTGATTACCCGTTTATTAATGAAGTTCAATATCCATATAAAAATGTTACATTTAAATTAATCCCTGAAGGTGCGTTATTTAAAATTACATCAAACTTTAAACCAAGACCATTAATAGATGAATGTGAATAAATATAGGTTGGCATTTAATCCACAAGCAATTGAATTGGATTTTACTATCCCTGTTGAACAAACATGGGATTTTACGGGTATTGATGATGGGTATCAAATTTATGAACAAGAAGCGGTTAAAGAAGTAATTAACTTTGAAGATTTTGAGACCGCAAGAATTACTCATAAATCATATACTTTAAATCCTTCACAACAAAATTTAACGGCAATAAATTATCAATTCTTTTTTAGAGATATTAATACACCGAATGGTTATGTGACATCACCATCATATTTA